TGAGCGCCCGGCGTAAAGCCGCCTTCGGCAGGTACTGGAACACCGCCACCCGGCTGGGGCGGAGCAGCAGGCTGATCGATAGCGCCCTGTGATGTCGGCGGAGATGCCGATGGGGTTACACCTAGAGCCTGCTGGCTTTGAGCTAGAGAGGATGCATTCCTTGATCTGGTTCGGCTCAGAGCCCCTGGGAGATATACCATTAGGTTAGCTCCTCATAGCTAACGGCACGACGGCCAAGGCGATGGAAGACCGCTCCAGGGTGCACACGCTCCACATCACTGGCCATTACACCAAGCATTCGTTCGCCAGTACCTTTGTGGGTATACTCATAGATTGGTATACCATCTAACGTCTTGCTCACTAACACCGGATCGGCCTTACCATCATCGTCACTGAAGAATGCTCCAATAGCGCCGATACCGGCACCGAATAGACTAGCCGTTCTACTGGCATTGGCCTGACTAGCTTGGAGTTGCATCTCTCTTTGCTTGATGAAAGGTATCTGGGCTTGTCCATATCCCTGAGCTGTTTGCCCAAAGGCTCCGGCAAAGGTCAAGGGATCGCCAATTGAGGATTGACGAAGTACATCCTGCGATGACTGCCGACTGAACTGATTTTGCTGCTCTCTGGTGATGCCTAGCTGCTCAGCCAAGGTCAGCTGACCGGTGCGAGCACCACTGCGGAGAATCTCCGCAGTTCGGCGGAACTCCTCAAGGGCTTGTATTCCAGGGGTTGATGTTTCATACCCAGGACCGAACTGTGCTGTCAGCTGATTGCGCAGCTCTTGCTCCTGTACGCCCAAATCCTTCTCAAGGGCTGGATCAACTGGTAGCTCGCCCTTCAAAGCAGCGAGGGATCGCTCTCCAAAGAGGCGTTCGATCTCAGCTGTTTGCTGCCGTCGAGCTGTCTCCTCGGCACGCTGAGTTATCGACGTAATGTTGCCGTTGGCATCGGTAGTGACATCAAACCCCTCCTGCTGAGCCAGGAAAGGTAAGAGGATGGCATTCTGTGCCCGCTGCTGCTCAATGATCTGTCGCTGCAGCCCCAACAGCTCCGCTTGGTTCCGTTGTAGGTCCCGCTCTTCCTGCGACGGACCTGGTACCTTGACGCCGCCACCCATAGGACTTCACCTTCCATGTATAGAAGTCGCACCCACCCTCAGATGCGTATGGCTTCAGATCGGGGAAGTATCTCTCTATCCCTTTGTGTAGAATAGAGCCCCTCTCCGCTGAGAAGATATATGTAGTGATGCCAAGCTGGCTCATGGCTGTTTCATACGCCTCAACAAGACGCATTATAGTGAACAGTCTCCGCCTACCGGATTTCATCACAAGCGGACCAGCGACTATCATCTGGTCGATAATCCTGGTGCCGCAGACGCCCACTAGCTCATCACCTTCCCATGCCATGATAGTAGGGAAGGACAATGAACTCTTATCCATACCCTCATGCCGCATCAGTCGTTGGGCAGCCGCGTAATGGCCCGGCGACGATGCTATCATGTACTTCAGGTGATAGATCACTTCGTCTTTTCCTCGATCCTGTACTTGATTATAGCCATATCCTGCTTTATGGTATACAGAAGGCCATACATCTCATTAATACGACTGTCCATGTGGTTGCCCTGTTTCTCCAGGGTTCGCAACCTGCTATCATGGTCGTTTATAGTTACTTGATATGTGCTATAGGCAGTCGCCAAAGCTAAGAGCAAGGTGACGATAGTTGCGACATGACCCAAGTTTATTGTCCAATCAAACTTGGGTCTCGGCACGTTGAGTCCTTCCAGTTCAGGCACCGACATAGGAAGTCCAGATCGTTTCCTTGGATGCGATCCCTCACGGCCCGTGGGAGCCGCCGAACGGCATCGAGTTCCACCTGGCTGGTAACTATCTGGCTGTAGGTCTGACAGAACGTATCGGTCGGAGCATTTGCTCCCCCGCTGAACGAGGTGCCAAAGCATACTATAAAGCACACGACCGTCAGCATCATCGTTCGAGCATCCTACTCCAGAGGTCATCAGCATCCTCATCGGTGAGAGATGCGACCTTAACCCTCAACTCCTTTCCATATCTGGTCGCCTCCAACACCGACAGTGCTGCGTTGGCTATCTCTTTGTCCTGCCCAGCCTTGATGAGGTCCCGCTCCCTTAGGTAGGTAGTTAGGGAAAGGGCCATTTTGAGGGCGGCCAGGATAAGATATGACCAACTCATAGCTTGGTATCGGACGTTACAGCTGGCAGGTTAGGAACCAGCCAGGTGACGACCATAGTAACGAAAGGAGTAATGGCTAGGATCGTATCCTGATTAAGCCACGAGACCCACTTCGTTAGGCCAAACGCCATAGCCAGGCCGGCAACACTGGAGAGAAAGGCGGCGATTGCCTTGTCGTACTGCGTAATCATAGTCAGACCCCCAAGGTTAACGTCGGGGGATATTACACCGAGGGCCTAGCATGTATCAATGCCATGGCCACAGCCATTATACCGTCATCCGAGATGCTAACATCTACGATAGGTATGTATCCAACTGGGGTGATTTCCTTTAGCTTGATACCGGCATTCCCGTGCAAGTTGACATAAGGGCGACCGCTATTTGACAGGACTACCTCGATATCCTTCAGTGAGACGCTGCCTAGGGAGTTGTCGATACCAAGGGCTTTCATTACAGCCTCTTTTACGGCCAGTCTCTTTCCAAGGGTTTGCACATACTGACCGGGGCGGCTCTTAGCTAGAGCGACCTCTTCATCTGTAAAGATACGACGTGTTGTGTTGATATTCCTGTCAACGACACGCATATCTACCAGATCAACACCGATGCTTAGGATCATAAGATAAAGATGTTGATAAGGAGGGACGGCTCCACAGCCTCCCAGGAATGCTCAGTGCCCAAGGGCCAAAAGGCTACGCTTTGCTGTCTCAGCTTTACGTCGGAATAGCCGGTTACATGTGATACCAGATTGCCATAGGCAACTACACTTAGGTGACCCCTACCTGTGTGTTTATGCATAGGCATGATATCGCCAGCCTCCTTGAACTCCGCAATAACGACGCGGAAGGGTCCTACTGAGATATCCTTAAGTGTCGCTTCCATGTACTACGATTGGCTCCCCAGGGTCTTGCAGCTCAGGCTTTGGATCGACATACGGTTCTATCTCGATACCACTCTCCATGACCTGCCTCCATAGGTCAGGGCGGTCAGCTTCGTTGACAGCGACCCATGCTGCTTCGTTAGTATAGATGTGTATCTCAGTATGGTTTTTGTTTACGTACTTAGCTTGTATTACCGTATAGCTCATACCGGTACCTCCTCCGCTACGAATTGTCCTCCACCTCCATACGCTCTACCGACAGTGAATCCTGTACCCGGTCCCATCCTGACCTTGTAAGATGCAGCAGCGGCGCTACCTGGAGCAAATTCGAACATGATGCTCGCGTTATGAGATATTGTAATAGCATCTGGAAACGATGAGCCTATGAATTCTGCTATATCACTGAATCTCCTGAATGCAATAGCGCCAGCGTCGCTATCCTTGAATAGCGCAGCCAGCATGATTACTTCCTTCTCAGGTGTTTCGGTTGCCGTGACAGTCCAAGACCCAATGAAGGTCAACCTAACACGGTTGGCTGCGTTGGATAGAGCTGGGAGAGATATAGATATGAGCTCAGTACCTTCTGTGTTCTGTGGGGTGCTTCCGTCGTCCGGAATACTGGCGGTTAGGGACGATGAAGAGCCTGAGCCGTATTCCCTAACTGTGCCAGCACCTATAATAACCTCGGTCCCAGCGCTGTTCTTATACGCCGGCCTAAGAACGCCGGCACCTATATCCTTGGTATAATGACGCAGCGAACCGGCGCTAGGAGATGCCGGTGCACTGATAGATGCTATATCCTCATAGCCGCTACGGATGATATTGACAACGGCTGAGATGTTGCCAGCTAGGGCTATGTTGTTGGGAAGAGTGTTGCTACACGCCCTCCACCTTGATGAAGTAACATCGTATTGGAGAGCGATAGAGAAGTTGGGTCGAAGTATATAGGTATCGCTCAGCAGGAACCTGTTGGCCGCTGTTGAAGCGGCGTTCTCATTCAACAGAGAGATGTTTTGGGCACCTATATTAGCCAGTATCACCATCCTACCGGCGGCACCACCAGCAAGGCCAGTGATGTCACGAGCGGCATCGCTGTTCAACCTGAAGCGAAATGCATCAGCATGGCCGGTGGGAGCGTAGTTGTTTTGGTTCGCGACGATTTGGGCCGGTGATAGATCGCCTTGAAACGCAACTGTCTCGACTACTACAAGATCGGTGAGGGTACCACCAACTGATGATAGATCAGTATCAGGGGCTATGTACCACTGAGCTTCACCTGTAATCCGCTTGATACAGAACCGAAGCTGCTGAAGTTCCTCCGCAAGGTTGGCAGCGAGTATCTCAGAGCCAAGACCGCCTGGATCGGTATTTGACTGATGTTCGGATAAGTTGTCCGAGAGCGCACCAGTCATCGTGGGGTTCTGATTGGTGATATGATTCTGGTGGTCGCTATTGTAGATAGCGGCCGTCAGTATCGTTCCCGTGGCACGGGTGGTATGGCTATAGAGACCAACTGACATTACACGATACCGCTTTGGTCCTCACGAAGAACAGCTACGCCGATAGGTATCTGGGCTTGCTCCCTTGCAGTGAAGCCATCAGGGCTTTCCTCTTGGTCAGCCATATGTAGCTCTTGGAGCTTAGCTAGAGATAGGTTCAGTGTCAGGCATTTGTCACAGCCATGTGTGATATGGAAGTAGTTTGGGTCCTCAAATGCTATCTTGATCTCACGGTAGTTAGCGAAACGAGTTAGCTGCCGTTGCACAACCTTGATGAGCTGTCCACCTCTGGTTTGCTCATATCCCCTGATGCGGTCAATCGTGTCAGCTATAACGATACCGCATAGCTTGCACTGGATCGACTTGAGGACGCCGCTGGCGTCCTTTTGGATGAAGTTAGGGCACTTAACGTGTGTGTACTCAGTCACCGACGCGCTCATCCATCATAGTCATGTGGACATAGAAGTTGGCCAGACTGATGTCCTGACCGTCACCTGAGTTGCTACCGACCAACCGCAAGCGACGGCCAGAGCCATCCATCTTGGTCCTTGCGGACCTTACGACGGAACTTGCCAGGACATCGGTGTCCAATAGGAAGCTACCCAACACTGCACCACCGGAGCCCATGTTGAATAGGAGAGTGTCGGAGAGGACATCATCCCAAAAAACCTCAACTGTCAAGTCCCAATCGCCGCGGGGTTCGTAGTTGATTTCCAAGAAGTGTCCAGCTTTCATCCTGGTTGCCAAGGCCTGATCGAAGAAGCCAAAGTCGGTGTTGGCTGTCTCGAAGAGGAATGGATAACCAGCTATTCCGTCTTTCGATCTGGCGTCACGGTCCATAATCCAGGTGAAGCCTTCAGTATCACCTATGATAGGTGTCGGCACCTCGGTGGCATCAGGCCTAAGCCACATGGATATACAGATGTCACGTCGAGACATGAAGAAACGACGCGTCATCTGTGCTTGCTGTTCGCCCTGGATGGCTTCGAGCAAGGTTATAAAACGTAGATTGTTGTCGTCGCTGCCTAGCTGTGGCAGTGCCCACCATACCTGTTGGCGACGACCGTACCAGATACCTTGAGCCCTACGTAGCTTGGCTACATTGACATAGCGGCGCATGAAGGTATGGATGTTTTCAGCGTCACCTATATCGGAAGTAGTAAAGTCGCCGAACTCTTGCGTGACTGATAAGGCATGGGTATCGCCCCCTACATCAAGATACATAACATCGTTTTCAACCTGTACTATGGTGTGTTGGTTCAGAGTGCCGACGGCACGGGTCAGAGGGGTGACAGACCAGTTGGCCGGTGTTGGATCGGCAGTGTTGACAATGTAGATGCCCTGTGGATACTTAAACACGACGAGAGCGCCTCGGAAAGAGACACCACCTACTAGACGCTCCCCCTCACCGGGGTATATGGATACAGTGCCAGAACCGGCACCTGTGAAGTCCTCATGATCCGTTGTGGTACTGTAATAGAGGCGATGTGGATCGCTGTTGTTGCCCCCAGCGAAGACGCGGAAACCGTGAGCTATACCGAAGGTAGGGAAGTTGCCGGCGCCAGTCCAATCAGCAGCCGGAGCAGCGATAGCCGCCATAACAGCACCATCGGCGTCAACGAACTGAACTTGGTTAACGCTACTGAAGAGCATCAGCTTTCGGGGAGCGCCTACAGCTTCACCACCAGCAGCTACGAACCAAGGAGGCGGCTCTCGAGTACTATTCAGGCCAGATACCAGGGTGGTAGCGAAGGTACCTGCTCCGCTATCCTTTAGGACTTTACCAGTGTCGAGGAATACCACATCCCGACGATTTCCTCCAGTAGGGGACCAATTGATACCACTGATGACAACGGCCCCACCATCTAGTTCGGTGGCATTAAATTTAGTGGCCCCTCCCTCTTTCCTAATAACACCCGCCTGTAGCTCGACGCCATCAACGTAGAGGAAATGGCCAGGACCTGCCTGGGACGGGTTATCCGTACCAGAGAAGCCCTGTTGCCCCACAGGCAGGGGAACGACGATGCCTCTATAGCTCATACCACCGGGACTGACCGACCGGGTCTCTTTAGAAGCCTATCCGGCCTGGTTACAATCCTCCCTGCTAGGGCGTCCACCTTAGCGAGACGACGACGATTTTCTTTCAGCATGGCCCCAAGACCTGTACGGGCAGCTAGGGCAACGGCGTTAGATCGATCGTCGTTCTTATCAATTAAGAGGTAGGTGAGGGCCATATCCGATAGCAGGTGCATCCACTGGCTCGGGACCAATGGAATGGACATGGCATTGTCGGCAAGGTCTACAACCTTGGGACGATATCTGTATTCTACACGGATATACTGCCCTTCGTTGGAGCCTCCGTGAGAGAAGCGGACCTGTGTCTCGCTTTCGAGGGCAAAGGCTTGAGGGAAGCCATCGGAGAGACGAGCCATTGGATACAGCTCGTCCATGCGCTCCGGCGAGAGGCCGGTGATACGCTCGACCTGACGATGCCCAACCATAGGGCTGCTGAGCACTTGAACAGCGGTGTCTAGATTGTAGATGAGCTTCATCAGCTGAAAGGTGCTGCCAGCCACCGTGTCGCCAGTCCAGGGTTTATCGAGAGTAGCGTTGACGGAGCCGCCGCTGTGACCGAGGATGATAGGGATATCAGGAGCGACATCACCTGGGATGACAAGCCGCCGGCCGGTCATGGAGTCGGCTGGGGCTGGATTGAAGACGATACTGTCAGAGTTGTTGACTACATCAACGGTGCCGGTATTGTAGATAGGATCGAGGTTCATCGCGGCACTACCGCGGAGCCACCACCAATCCTCGACGTATTCAGGAAGGAATTCAGAAGCGCCAGTGCATAGAGTCCGATAGCAACGGTTGAGGTACTTCAGGACCTCGCTGTCGAACTTGGACCCTGTTAGTGGCTCGCTACCACGGAAGAGGACATCTTCCTTCAACTCTCGGGTGTTGGATAGGATGCCCACACGGTTATACTCCTACCAGGATGACCCTAAGGGCGGTAGTACCATCACCTGCAGTTACACGTGCCCTAATGTGCTTGGTGTTCTGGAGAATGTCAGAAATAGGGGTCGCAGCGGTAAGAGCGATTACGACACCGAGACTGTCGTCGAGAGCGAACCAGTTGGTACCATCGTTACTGCCCTCGATAGCTACAGAGCCAGCAGCACCAAAGGTGCCTACGGCTTGAACCGACTTCGTTGGCCAACGTCCTGCTTGAGCAGCGTTACCTGTCTCGGCATTAGCAAGGGGGCCGATCCAATCACATTGGACCATCCCCTCGTCCGGGAAGGTAGTGAGGACAGAAGCAACCACTTAGTCCTCCTCAGGCAGATTAGGTGGGTCAACTAGACCGACACTTTTCTTAATCGCCTCGGACATCTTAGCAATCTCACGAGGCAGCCAGTCAGGCAGCTCATGCTTCTTGTACTCTGCACCGCCCTCGTGGAAGAAACAGCCGTTCTGGATAAAAACACGAGTAGAACCGCCGTCCGGCGACCCTTGGGTTAGGACGATGTAGGGATTGAGACGGGTCAAGACGGCCTTGGAGCCGTCATTGACTCGCTTGTACTCGTGGACCCGAAGGGTGAGCTGTTGGGTCATCAGGCGCTAGCCACCATAGCTGCAACGTTGGCCGGGAGTTCGGTGGTTTCGCTGACTACGATACCGGGGATGCAGGCGCCAGCAGTCGATGCCTGCGTTAGCTCCCAGATCAGCTGGCCACCAGGGTTGGCTTCGAAGGGAGAGACCTTCTTATAGACCTGCTGACCGATAGCACTACCGGTGACAGGCAGCGTTAAGGAGCCAACGATAGTTTGGCCGGTTGCCGATCCAGGGGTAGGCCGATACAGCAGCTGGAGGATAGCTGCTGTAACTGTTATAGCTGTGGTAATAGTGGCACAGAGCATCTCGATCTGGATAGGTCGGCCAATAACATATGCCTGTGCTGCTGTCTTCACTGCAGGCGTCTGGGTTGGCAACGGAGTCGCCGGGTCGGCAATCGTCTGGATCGCACGTTGACCGTGTGTGTACATTACTGACTCCCAACGTGAACGATACGGGCTTCACCCTGGTTGCCCGTGTCCCAGATGATGTCGAATTCCAAGATACCGTACCACGCCACAGCGCGGGAGCGACCAAAGTCCTGGGGGATAGCCGCTCTAAGCTCGGGGGTCATCGCCTCAGCCAGTGCGGTGGCATCCTCGCCGAAGATGACACCTTCACCCAGCACGGAGGCGGTGCCGACCTTACCCAGCGCCCTGGCGTGGTTCGACTCGATGAAGCGGACACCCTCGATCTGACCGACCTCGCCGGTGTACTTGGCCTGGGGATCAGTGTACTTGTGCCACTCCTCCCACTTGGTATCGCGCTTCAAGCCGCGGAGGCCCAACGTGCGGAAGATACCGAGATACTTGTCGTCCTCGTAGGGAGGAGTGTTGAGGGTGTCGTAGAGGTAGTCGCGAATCTCCTCGACGTGGAAGAAATTGAGGTTGGCTGTGGCAGCAGCGCCAAATGTGCCATTGGTAGTGATATTGGCCGTAGCAGCGCCGGTAGGTGCGTATTTGATCTGAGCACGCTTGAAGGCGGTGGCCGCCTTGGTATCGAGGACCAGACGCATCTGTTCCTTGAGCTTGCTCTGGATGGGGTTGTCGAGATTGTATTCGGACAGGTCCTGACTGAGACTGGTAAAGGGGACTGCCCGGCCCAACTCCTTGACCGTGATGGTCTTGGTAGTGAGGTCGAACTCGTCCTCAGGGATGCGCATCATCTCGTCAAGATCGGCCGATGTGGGTTCGGTGATATTCTTGACGCGGGTAAGCGTTACTGACTCGCCCTTGTTCTTGCCAAAGCCATCGACAGGGCGGACGTGATCTACAAAGACGCTGTTTTCAACAGCGGCTTCGTAGAGACGACGAGATAAGGCGTGATTCTTGTATGTGCCCGTAGGGGCATCGAACACCCAACTAAATTGTGCCATGGTTTAGGCGGCCCCTGCTCGACGCTTCTGTTTGCGCTGCCGGATGAAAGCGGACATGGACGAGACGTTGTCCTTGTCGGTATCCTTAGGCGGCTTCGGCGCGGTTGGGCTAGCCCCACCCCCCTCAGCTGCAGCCTTCGGTCTCCGACGCGCAGCCCCACCGGCATACCGGAGAATTCGGTCGCGCGTCAAGTCCGCGAGCTTGGTGTATGCGTCCTCGACGCGAATGTTGGCGAGGTCGGAGAGGTTGCTATTCAGGGTCACCTCGACTAAGTCATGATCGCTCTTCAGGTCAGGGTGAGCGTCGTAGAATTTACGCCAGAACTCCCTGGTACCATTGTCCCGCTGATACTCGGCCCTCAGCTCTTTTGCCGTTGTTTCCCTAGCGATATTGACTGCCTTCTTGAGAGCCTCCTTGGGATTGGCGAAGAGTTCCTTGTCCCAATCAACCTGGTCGAAGGGGTCCATCGATGTTGGAGCGGCAGGTGATGCCGGCACGGGAGATGCCGGGGGGATAAGCCTCTTGAGATCGGCATTCTCCCGTTCGAGACGGTCCATCCTGGAGCGCATATCAGCCAGAGGATCAGCGGGAGGAGCGGGTGCTGGAGCGGGACTGGGAACAGGTGCTGGAGTCGGTTCATCCGAGAATTCATCACCATCCTCCGGGAAACCCTCCATAGAGGCACGTTCGGCTGCCTCTTCTTCGGGGGTCATCTCACCTGGTTTTCTCGGCATCTTTTATCTCCTGTTGCATAGCTATATCACCGCGGCGAGCGCGGTTGTCAAGGTCAGAAAGAAGGTCCATTAGGCATGATATCTGGGCGGCAACGCCAAGGAGGACGGGGTATTCAGCATTGCTGTCACGATACGCCGAAGCGAGCCTAAGGACCAAGTTTTGGACCCGGTGGTCGATGTAGGGGCGGAGAAGGCCCATCATAGCAACGGCCTCACGGCCACTAGCTATGGTGTCCAACCGCCTGTCTTGTTTATCCGAACTTTGTATCACCGTTAACCTTCATACCAGCTGGCAGCCAGAGACGAGATACACCCTTCTTGGCTTGCTCTAACTCCTGTATGCGCTCCAGCAGCAGAGCTTGAACTTCAACCATAGTCCAAAGAGCTTTCTCCATAAAGGCTTGGCGGCGGAGTAAGTCCTGAGGATCGATCCGTGTCTTGTTATTATGGAACCAGATAGCGAGGTCAGCTAACCTCCTCTCAAGCATACGATGGCCAGCTGACCTAGAGATATTCTCCAGCTCCTCGAGGACAATCTCAGAGCGTGTCGCCATTAGCGGTTCTTCGACTGCTTGGTGGCTGATGGGCTGTATTCTGGCATGGGGCTAGGACATTTGCCAATAGAGTTAGTGGCATGCATCCCCATGTCGGAGCCGCCGGGGCCAGGGCCAGAGCCGCTGGTCTTCTTCGGCGAGCCGCCGCCCATCGTAGGGCCACTGTTGACGTTGTAGTTAGCACTGCGAGTGCTGTGGGGTCCAACCTCTTTCATCTTTGCTCTCTCTTTGCTCTTAACGACATCGATGTGCCGCACTACGTGTGGTAAGCTCAGTAACGTTTCTTCGACTTCTTCTTATGGGTTCCCTTGATAGTGCCCTTGTTCTGGGAGGCGTAGAAGACGTCCTCGCCCTTCTTGGGACCGTAGGTCTTAGCCATAGCAGATTTGATCTTTTTGCCTTTCTTGGTCAGGGGCATATCATCAACCTCGCTGTGTAGCGGCTAGATATGTTGTCCTGTTCCTCTTCGAGGAAATCAGCTTGACTACGGAGCCATTTGATCAAGCGATGACGTTCAGCGTCGGTCATCTTATCATAACTCCAGATAGTCATCTTGGCATGGTAGTCTCTAGGCATTTGGTGTCATTCCTGACATGGGATTTATAATCTGGTTCACCTTACCAGCCTCACCGGAGCCACCGCCAATAGGGGCTCCTTGTACCCCGGCGCCGTTGGGCTCGGCAAGACCCCCTCCGGGTGCATTGTTGGCGCCTCCGGCTCCGCCCATCATTTGGGCCAGCTGGCCGACCTCCTGCAGCTCTTGTGCTGCGTTGAGCTTTTCGTCGAGGTCCTTCTCCATATCGTCAGGGTTCATGTTGAGATAGTTCATCAACTTACGGAGGTGTTTGTCGGCGCTGTACTTAACAGCAAATGCCCGACCGAGGAAGGGATTTTGCTGCACCACCTGCATCAAGGCAATTGACTTCTGGAAGTCCATAGCCTTGGCCAGGGTGGCAGACAGGCCGCTGACGCGGAACTGAGATTTGTCGGCAAACAGAGCGTAGCGTTCTTCCGGCGAGGCACGCATAATCATCATAGCGACACGACGATCCAGAATAGAGGTCCATGCATGGTTGGGTACATCGTCGGCATTCTGGAGAATCGTCAACCAGCTTTTTCTGAGGATAGATGACATGAAGTCATCCAAGTCGCCGACGATGCCATCTAGGGTAACAGCTTGGGATTGGGTTACCTCTACGACCTCCGTTGCAAGGACACGACGGGGAGGTAGCTGACCAATCTTCATCTCGTTGGTGAGGACAGCCTGGTTGAACTCGCGGTTCATGGCTTCGTACATGGCCATAGCATCGCGGGGAACTTCACCAGTGGCGACAGTTTCCATCACCTTGCCGTTGTGGGGCAGAGTTTGCTTAACGATCAGAGTTGTGCCCTGCTTGACACCGCCGGCAACCTGGGATGGGTCCTCCAAGTCCTCCATGCGAAGCTGCTTGATACCCCACACGCTGGCTAGACCGCCATCAATCATGAGGTTGAACAGCTCGTTGATAGCGCGGTTCAGATCGCTGCCATGATCGTACAGAGCTTTGTGCCATACCGAGAGAGGAACCCGGATGAGGGGGGCAACACAGAAAGGACTACCTTGGTGCCAGAAGGGGTTTGGCTCAGGTGGCCTTATCAGGTATCGTTCGTTGGCAACGGTACAGACGCAGTTTCGCATGGCAACTGTGCCATCGTCATTGAGGAGGGTGCCCCAAAACTCATCGATTACGACTTTCTTACGAAAGCCAGGTGGGGTTGTTTCAGGCTGGTTGCGATCCTGGTCACGACGCTTTTCGTCATCGGATCGCTGGTTGGATGAGCCGATTAGTTGCTTGACAGCATCCATGTCGTACATGCCGTCTTCAGCAGCTTCGATAATCTCGTGAAGGTCGCGTTCCACTCGGTGGATTTCATACAGGCCATTACCGGTAGGGTCGGGGTAGTAGTCCTCGAACGGGACGAGGTCGATGCGAAGGCGCCAGACTTTGGTCTCGTTGAACTCGAGGGTGTTGTCCGTCCTTGTGGCGCGATCGCCCTCAGTGAAGATGGGTTCACGGAAGGGCATCATGCCGCCATGGACCTTGAGGATCATAAGGCTCTCGAGGAGACCCTGCTTGACGGCGTCGGAGATGACGAGATGGAAACGATTGGACTTGTTGTTGCGCTCCCACAGATCGTTGAGGAAGCACTTTAAAACCTCACGTATCTGGGCTCCATCAACCACCAAGCTGAG